TCAGCGATTTAGGGAAAATTGGATGCCCCGCGAGGAATTGGATTGCATCTCTAACTCTCTGGAAAATGGTTGTTTTTCTGTCATCGCTTGCGCTTGATACCCCCTAGGATACCCCCAAGACGCTAGATTGGAGGCCTCGCTTGCCTGCTGGACTTTCCAGCCCTGAACGGCCTCTTCGACCCATGCGACGCGCTGGGCGCTGACGCGAATCGGGGCGGGGAATTCGCCCTTGGCGACGAGGCGGTAGATCGTGGCGCGGGACAGCGAGGTCTCGGTTATGACGTCTGCGATTTTCAGGAAGCGGCCGGACGGCGCAGAGGCAATGTCAGACATGCGCGCCTCCCGCGATCCAGTACGCGCGAACCAGCTTAGGCTGTCGCGGCATCGAAGATCGAAAAGGGGAGACGTGTACAACCAGGCTCACTCCGAAGAGTGCCCGAACACCAGCTGCTGTTCTGGAGGTCGGGCAACACCGAGTTAGCAGACCGGTGAGTAAGCCCATTTCCGGCAGGCCCGAAGGCCTCACGGTGCGCCCGACCATAGAAAACGCGCGGTTTACGCGCGTCGAGCGGACTGACTCATAACGGCTGCTAAACCGCATCGCCACCTTTTTTGTGGAGACGAAAATCACACTGCGCGTGCCCGGAATTGTTGTCAAGGTCATGAGGCTTAAGCTCTTTTTGTCTTTCTGCTTGGGGGTGAGGTTGTGGCGATGCACGTTCACAACCGACCATCGACGGGGACGAGCGCCCGCGTGATTGCGGTGCCCGATTGGTTCGCGAAGAAGCGGGGCGGGTGGTTGTGCTCGATCCACCCGAGGGCACGCCGTTCGAGCGCGCGGGCGGTGCGCCAATTGCAGGCGCTCATGAGCCGGACGCCAAAGCCACAACCCTTTTTCGGGTCATGGCCGGAACATCGCAGCATGACGATCTGATCGGTGGAGAGGCGTCTGCTGCTCACGCTGCCTGTGCCTCCAATGCGGGGAAAAGGTCGATCTGTGTGGGCTCGACGTGGCCCGGCAGCAGGCGGCCCCATTGATCGGCCATGGCGGCGGCGATGCCGGGGAAGGTCTTGCTGCGGTTGCGGGCGCGGTCTTCGGCGTGGCGGCCCCAGCCTGAGTGCCGGTGGATGCCGCTCCACTGCTTGTGTTCCGGTGTGCCTGGACGGGGCGGGGTGAGCCGGTTGGTGGCGCGCAGCGGCGGCAGGTTCACCAATTCGAGGCCAGTGGCCTTGAAATGCGGCTCGCCAAATTGCCAGGGCTGCACGAACTGGACGTTGCCCCGGCCGGTGAGTTCGATGGCGTGGCGATGCATGATCGGGTTTTCGACCGCGCGGTGCGGTATCTGGCGAGCATCGCGAAGGCGGCGGTAGAAGTCCGCGGCCTCTTCCAGTTCGGCCCAGCGCTGCGGATCACGGCCGTTTTCCTCCCGGCCGTCGATGTACAACCACCGCGCGCCCGAGTTGCACAGGACCGTGCAGGGCGGGTGCATGACGGCGATGAAATCCCAGCCTTCGTGCAGATAGTCGAGGACGTTACCGCGAATGTGGCGGTTGCTGCCATCGTCGGCCGAGGCCAAGTCGCAGGACCAAGCGTCATGGCCGCGCTTGAGGAATTCGCGGCGCACAACGCCGGAGCGCTCGCAGGCGATCAGAACGCGGCCCATCAGTAGGGCACCTCGCTCGGAAGGATGCCGGTGTCGTGCTCACCCCTGATATGCTCGATAAGGGCGTACAGTTGCAGGGACGCGCGGGCGTTTCGATAACGAGCAGGTTCTCCCTCATAGGAACAATTCCGCAGGGTCTCGCGGACTTCCTCCAACGCTTGCGCCTGCGAATCGGCCTGCGCCTGCAGCCTGCGCGCTTCGCGCATCCATCCGCCGCAGTTCGTGGTCGCCCGCCGTAGCGCATCGCGCACAAGGTCCAGGCGCACTTGGGCACTCGGTTGCGGGTTATCGGCGCCCGTATCGCCGGGGTGCATGATCTTGCCGCTGACGGCGTGCCATGAGAGGCGGCCGCCCTTGATCCATTCATCTGGCAGTTCCGAGATACCGCCGTTCAGGAACGGCTCGATATGCTCGGGCTTGAGGGCCAGATAGGAGATGATGCCACCGGCCGTTTCCCGACCGCCGACACCGGCACCCCAGGCCATCTGTTCCGAGACGGACGCCACGAATTCGATGAAGCGGGCCGGGGTCCAGTCTGCGAGGCGTTCTTCGACGCTCATTCGCCTTCTTCCTCTGAGAGTTGCATGACGCGGGACAGGTTGGTGCGGGGGAGCCGATCAGGCCGGACTGCGAGGCGGAACATCCTCACCAATCGGTCGGTATTCATGCTGTCCCGGATTTCCTTGATGAGCCCGGACCAGCGGCCCATGGCCAGCACCCCGACAATCAGGCAGGCGGGCAGATACCAGATCGGAAAGGTGACAATTGCGAGGCCTTGAAACAGGTGCATCGCAAGGTCAGACAGAACGCTCTTGATCGCGACCTTTCGGATGATGCGCTGCTGTTCGCGGGTCCAATGGAAGCCCAGCTTGGGTTCGAAGGAGTTAACCACGGGGCGCCTCCCCATGTGCTTTCTCAACGGCGGCGCGGGCGAAATCGAGGGACGCCTGCGCGCTGCGATCCAGCTTTTTGCCCTTGGCAGCGAGCATCAGCGATGCCCGTTCCAGCGGGGCGAGCAGGTCGATTACCGCCTCAAGCAGTTCGGGGGCGGCGGCAAAGACGTGCGGGCCATGTGTGCCGAAGTATCCGCCGAAATGCACATGCTCGCGGTCGAAATGCTCCAAGTTCCGGAAGTCGTTTTCGACGTTGAACTGCCCTGGATGGTCCGTGGCGCGAACCTGCAATTTCAGCGCCTTCGGATCGGTGACGGCGGTGGGGAACAGGGGCGCTTTTCGGCGGGGATTAGCCACGGTGCGCCTCCCCATTGTGCGGGAGGTAGTGGTCGCAGCCGAAAACGCCGCGTCCGCCGCAGTGGCGGCAGGGGCCGGGATTCGGCGCGGCGATCAGGGGTGCGCGCTGGGCGGCGGGGCGGGGTTTGGCGCGGAAGGCGGCTGCAAGGCGCAGCGTGTCGAAATTCGTTGTGGTGCGGATCGTGCGCAGGGCCGTCTGAAAATCGGCCATATCGAGATCAGGCGCATCGAAGAACGCAGCGGGGCTGGCATTCATGGAAACTTGCTCCAATCGATCGGTTCAAGGTGGGTGTGGCCCTTGGCGCGCAGATCGGCCCGGAGGGCATCTGTCATGGCGCGGACGAGGGCGCGGTTGGTGCGGGGGCGCTTGGGCTTGTCTTCGCGGCGCGGGGCAGAGGCGAGTTGCCGGGATGCTGCGCTCAGGTCTTGAGCGGGAGCGGCCTGTTCTGCCCTGTGGCGGCGAAGGAAGCCGAACACGGTCAGTCGATCCCGAGGGCCGACTTGTAGGTGTCTACCAGCATGTCCATTTCGCGGCGGTCGTCCGGCTTCATTTTCCGGATACGCACCATCTCGCGCATGATCTTGACGTTGTAGCCGACCGCCTTCGCCTCGTTGTAGACGTCGCGGATATCATCTCCGATGGCCTTCTTCTCTTCCTCCAGGCGCTCAACGCGCTCGATCAGAAGGCGAAGCTTGTCATCGGCTGCGCGGTGCGCGTTGGGCAAATCGACGGGGATTTCGATCTGCTGTTCGGGGGCGGGCGGCGGGGCATCGCCATTGAGCAGTACCGTGCGGCGGCCCACATGGTCCGGCGCGGAGATGAAGCCGTCCTGCTCCATCCGTTCGATGAACTTGGAAGCGGCATTGTAGCCTACGCCAAGCTGGCGCTGGAGCCACGACACCGAGGCCTTATTGTGTTCCTTCACCGCCGCACAGGCGCTGGAATAGCTGGTAACTTCGGCGTTCACAGGGCGATCCACTTCACAAGTTGGGCAACCGCGACGGCAAGGCCGAGTGCGGGCAGGGCGGCGGTCAGAACGCGGCGGAGGATGTTCGCCCAGGCCTTCCCCGCATTCAGGCTGGCGATCAGCGGGCCATCGCTGCCGGGCAGGCCCCACATGGCCTCCAGTCGGGCGATGTCTCGTTCGGAGAGGTCCTCGGCCGGATCGGCCGCAGGAATGATGGGCAGGACGATCACTGCGTCGATCCATCAGGAACGGTTTCCGAGCAGTCCACGCAGAAGGCATGGGCATCATCGCCCTCGGCCTTGGCGGTCCAGCCTTCGGGCAGGACGGCCACCCGGCGATGCTCCACTGCGCCGCAGCCGTGGCATTCGATGGTGACGGGAACGGGCAGAGCGACCGGGGCAGGTGCGAGTGCGCGATCAAGGAAATGGAAGTGCATGGCGTGCCTTTCTCGGGTCAGAGCGGGGACCAGAGCGCCGACGCCTGCACAGCCAGTGCCAGGGCGACGATGATCAGGGTGGATGCCGCGACGAACGCGGCGATAAGGCGCGCATCGGATGCCGAAGGCGCAGGGGAACAGGCCGCGCAACGGCAGTTGCGCGGGTGGATTTGCGGGCGGTTCATGGAGGGTTTCCTCAGGCCGTGCCGGGCGTGTGACCGGGCGGCGCGTCGAACATGTCGGGCTGTGAGGGATCGCGTGGGCGGAGAACTTCCAGCGCTTCCTGCCGCGTCATCTGCTTCAGCGGCAGGTCAACCTTGGGGTTGGGAATGCCGCTGGGAACGATGCCGTAGTCGTAGACGAGCGAAGCCCGCCACGTGTGGCCGCACGGGATGAACGTGCACTGGTAGAAAACCTCGCGATGCTGGCCGGTCACCGTCTTGCTTGTGCGGTTGCGGGCACGGCTGTCGCAGTGCGGGCAGCGCATCGGCGCGAAGCGGGAAACGTCATCGTCCGCGATCAGGGGCACATCGGCGGTGGCCTGAATGGGCTCTTGCATGTTCATGGCGCCGCAGCCTCCACGCGAAGGCTGCGCACCAATGCGACCATGGCGGCGAGGCCTTCCTCTGCCTCTTTCAGCGCTGCCGCCTTGGAGGCATGATCGCCCCGGCCAGCCGCATCGAGCGCGGCGGCAACGGCTTCGCCAGCTTCCTTGGCAACCTTGCTGGATGCCTTGATCACGCAGAAGCCGGCATCGGTGCTGGCGGTATCGACGCCCAGACGGGCCGCGAAGCAATCGAAGAAGGGAGAGCCTTCACCGCCGTCCTGCCGGTACACGGCTTCAAGCCGCATCGCGTCGCGCAGCTTGATTTCGCGGCCGGTTTCCGGATCGCCCATCTTGCGCAGCATCGATTCCGAAAGGTCGGAAATGGCGGCGCAGCGATCCCAGCCAAGATGATCGGCCACGAGGCTGAGGGCCCGATAGTGGGTGAGGGGCTTGCGCGGCTTGGTCATGTCGGGGCTCCCGCACCGCAAGTGTCCAAAATCGCGCGGCTATTTCCGTATCGCGCGCTGCCGGAGCGTCCTACTGCTTTGGTAGCGACGGGGCGGATGGGGAGACCCAAGGGATAGACAACATGCTCTGCGGTGACGGGCAGGCCGAGTTCCTGCCCGCGCTCCAGCACATGGGGCTGATTTTCGGCCGGGATACGGCCGACACGCTTCCACGAAGAGACGTTGGAGGCGGGCACTTTCAGTGCGCGTGCCATCGGCCGGATGCCGCCGAACAGGTCGAAGATGGTGTGTTGCGAACTCATGTTCGTCTGTGTGTGATAATTTCACTCAAGAATCAACGGAATTTTCAAGCATACTATGTGTGAAAATCTTGCTCAGGCTTCGCCGATGATGTCGGTCAGTTCAAAACTCAAGGAATTGCGCGAAAAAGCGCAGCCAAAATTGACCATCCGGGGGATGGCCGAAGCGCTCGGCATACCTTCGGCGTCGTACAACTTTTACGAACGGGCCGCATACAAGAAGCCGACGCTGCCGCTGGACCTGACGCGACGGATCGCTGCCATCCTCTCCGAACGGCATGTCGATCCGGCAGAGGTAATGAAGCTGGCAGGGCTGAACGATACCGAGGCAGAACCCGAGGTGCGCGAGATTGATGCGGCACGACCTCAGGTCCAATTCTTCACCGTCCAGGCTGTGATGCCTAGTGAAGCCGCCCTCGCAGCGATGTTTGAAACGCTGCTAGCCTTGATTCCTCCGGAAGCAACTCGGGCTGAAGCCGCGCGAATTCTCGCTCAGCGGCTGCCAACTGGCTTTGCAGCAATCGGACCCGGCGTTGTTGAGCTACCGTCGGACGAAGAGATTGAAGGCGCCTCGCTTCTTCCAACTCACGCCACAAGGCGTCGCGGGCCAGCACGGCCGTAGCGCATTTCACGCGACAGTTCGGACAGGCAAATTCGCATCCTGGCGTTAGTCGGAAGACCTTATCGTTCACCCCGTCGTACCTAAGTCCGTTCCCTATTTGTTCCTTCATTGAAGGAACATGTGGTTGTAGGGAAGGAGAAAATTTAGAGCGCGGGGATTTTCCTTGTGGACACGCGGTTTACCGACGCCTTACGGGAATGTACGGATATTTCGTACAGTCACGAAGACGGGGTAAGTGAATATGGATTTTGAAGCCAGTATCGCCGAACTGCAGTCCCGGCTTCGCGAGCATCGCGAGGTTCTTGAGACAGAAGAGGCGGCGAAAACTACACTGGTTTTGCCTTTCCTGCGCTCGCTGGGATTCGATGTGTTCAATCCGTCGGAGGTCAAAGCCGAATTCACGTGTGATGTAGGTACAAAGAAGGGTGAGAAGGTCGATTACGCTCTTTGCGTGGGGGGCGAAATCACCGTCTTGGTCGAATGCAAGCCGGTTTCGAGTGAACTGTCGATTAAACACGCGAGCCAGCTATTCCGCTACTTCGCAGCGACCAACGCACGTTTTGCTCTGCTGACCAATGGTGTGATTTTCAAGTTCTTCACCGATTCGGATAAGCCGAACATGATGGACGAGGTGCCGTTCTTTACGTTCAATCTCGACGACTATCGCAAGTCGGACCTACGCAACCTTTCTGCATTCCAGAAGAGCGAATTCGATGTCGAGCGAATCGTCGCTCAGGCCGGCTCGCTCAAGCTGCAATCCCAAGTGATGGCAGAATTGAAGAAGGAATTTGCGGAGCCGTCCGAAGAGTTCGTTCGCGTGATAGCGTCCAGGCTTCATGATGGAATGTTGACCAAACCGGTTCGCGAAAAATACCAGACGGCGATCACGCAGGCTATCGACGGCCTTATTCGGCAGCGAATCGACGAACGCTTGCAGAATGCGATGACGAGAAATGAAGAGCCGGAGCCAGCGTTCGACGCAGTGCCAGCAGACCCGGATGCAATCGAGACGACACAAGTCGAGATCGATGGGTTTAACATCATCCGCGCAATCTGTTCAAAGGCAGTTGCTCCTGAGCGGATCGTGATGCGTGATGCAAAATCCTATTGTGCTGTTCTGCTCGATGACAACAATCGCCGAACCATTGCGCGCATGCATTTCAACAGCCAGTCCGCGCGTTATCTTGGCGTGTTCACCGGGAAAGATGAAGAGCGGCGTCCGGTTGCGGGGCCGGTCGATATCTTCCAGCACACGGATGCGCTGTTGGCTCGCATCGCTGAATTGGATGGGGCAAAATGATAGCGCTGATTTTGCTCGTGGCGACGCCTGCCCAAGTCGATGCTTGTAATCAGGCTGTCCATGGTGATCTTGCCTCGGCGCAGACGATCTGCGGCGAGGCGAAGACGCCCGATGCGTTGTTTGATGAAGCGCCGGTACGCGCCCCCAGTGGTCTCTCAACCGCATGCAAGGGGGCACTTGCGGCGGGCGTTAACGCTGGAAAATACGGGGCTCGTCTGCCAGAGCCTGCGAAGCAAGGCTATGTGCGCGAATTCGACAAGAAGCTTGCGGAATGCCGGAACCCTGCACCGAAAGAGCAGGTTCCGACACTAAAGACCACGAACCCGTGGGACTGAAATTGTTAGATCGCGACCTCTAAGGTTAAGCTGCTCGACAGCCCACCGCGTCCGGACATTTCGTGGTCGGCCGATGCAATCAGCCATTTTGTGGCGTCGACGTGCGGCCGAAAGTCTGTCGCCGTCACTTCGACGCCCGGAGCGAGCAAGGGGTTCCCGTATGCCAGTGACAGTTCGAAGCTGGCGCTGGCCCGCTGGAGCCGCTTGTGTTCTGCCTTGCAGGCGGCCTTTGCATCCGGCTCGCTGCCATAGACGCGCTTAAGCCGTTTCCGGTTGTTTCCGCCCGTGCTGTGCGTTTTGCGCTTGCCGGATTTGTGATCGTGCCACTGCGCCTCTGTGCCGTCCTGCGCCTTGTCACGGGCGCAGCGCTTCCACGAATACCGGCTGCACTGGTGGCGGCTTATCGTGGCGGTGGGCAATGTTGCCCCCGTTGCCGTGGTCGCCGCTCCGATGGGGGCGAAGATCAGTGCGCCACCCTTTACCGTGGCGCTTGCATCGTATCGTCGGGCCAGATCGCGCAGGAATTGCATATCAGACTTGTTGACTTGCTCCCCCGCCGTCACCGTTTCGCCGGATAGATCGGGGTGGCAGCGCGCCTTTAGGGTATGCCGCTTGGCAATTTCACTGACAACTGCACCGATAGTCGTGCCGGTCCAGACCTTGTTACGCCGGGTGCGGAAGGAGTCCTTGAAGTCGGCGCTGCGGGCGCGGATGCAGATGCAATCCGGTGGGCCTTCCCAGCTAACCTCGTCCACCGTGAAGGCTCCCTTGTCGACCAATCCAGGCGTCACGCCAGTGCCGCGCAGCCATCCCAACTTGAGGCGCAGGGTTGAGCCCTGAGGTGGGGGAGCAAATTCGCCATCGCTATCGTGTACCGTGATTTCGAGTTCGTCTGCTTCTTCACCACGGCGCTCCGAGAGGCGTAGAGATATCAACCGAGGATCGATTCTGTCCGTAAGGCTCGTGCCGTCCAGCGAGACGTCCCACGCCGCGCGGGGTTGGATGTAGGCTTGGCCGGAGGTGGCAATCTCTGCCATCACGCCACCCGCGAAAGTTCAAGGGTGAACGCCGTTGTGCGGGCGCGCCCGTCATCGATCAGATTGTCGGCATCCTCGCCAAGCGAATCTATCGTGAAGGTGCCGAGGTTGTTGCCCAGACCATCGAGCAGCGGCAGCGCCTCACCCTCACCCGCCATCTGCGCGAGTGTTTCCAGTGATGAATAGGTGCCGGCCAGTCCGGGTACGATCGTTCCTTTCAGCGTAATCTTGTCATCGCCGGGGCCAGTGAACTGGCTGGCTGGACGCGCACCGAAGCGCTCGGTTTTTTCATTTCTCCAGTCGCGCTTGCGAGAGCGGCCGTCGAAGGGGAGCGTGGTCGTATCGAAGACGAACATTCCAAGGGCGGCCAGCATTAGAAATCGTCTCCATATTCGCGGCGGCCGTTCTGGCGCTGGCCTTCCTCGACCAACTTCGCCACGCGGCGGGCAAACGCTTCGGAATCTTCACCGGGCTTCTGGGTGATGTGAAAGTGGTTCTCGACCTTCGCGGGCTGCTGTGCAGCGCGCGCGGCAGCGGCGGCCGGAGCGAACGGCGTTGCACCGGCACCGGCCACAGCACTGGCCATGCGGCCCACTGCGCGCACGGGCCTGCCCTGACCACGTTCAAGCCCGATACCCAGCCCCTCGTTGATGTGGCCGCCCATCTCCATGAACAGCCGCGAAGGGCTCTTGATGCCGAAGTAGTTTTTGAAGGCGGTGACGCCCGATTTGGCGATGCTGATCAGGCGCGTGACCAACAGTGCCGGGTTGAGCGACATGAGCAGGCCCTGCATCATCATGGAACCTATCGATTTCATCCAACCGGGCAGGGCATTGAAGGCGCCTTTGAGCCACGCGATGCTGCCGGTGATCGCGCCCTGTATCGAGCCGAAGTGGGCGTAAATCGCATAGGCCGCTGCACCTATAGCGATCACGGCGAGCCCGATCAGGATAGGCACAGCACCAACTGCAGCGACGACGGTGCCGATCACGGATGCGACAATGCCGAACCCGGTGACAAGTCCGCCGATTATCGGGGCCAATGTGCCAATCGCACCTGCTACACCGGCGAAGCCGACAAGGATCGGCCCGATCACGGCCGCCACGGCACCCCCGATGACGATCCAGCGCCGGGTCTCGGGCGACAGCGCCGAGAAGCTTTTCACAACATCGGTGAAGGTCTTAATGGCCGGAGTGAGGGCGGGGATCAGTTCGGTGCCGATGGTCAACGACATATTCTGCCATGCCGTATCGGCCGCACGCATGCGATTTGCCGTTTGGTCGCTGGTACGGATCAAGTCGCCCTGGGCGTTCTTGGTCGATTCCATGATCAGGGACGCGCGGGCCATGATCTTCTGCTGTTCGGAAAACTCCTTGCCGACCGGCTTCAGGCCCATTTTCAGGGCCTGCGCCTTAACCGCGGCGTCTGTCATGAACACGCCGAAGTCGCGCAGCGGTTCGCTTTCGCCGGTCAGACCGGAGCGCAGTTTCTCCAGCGCAGTGCCGGGATCTACGTTGTAGAAGCTGGACAAGTCCTGCGCGAGAACGGCGAACTGTTGGCTCATGGCGGCGGACTTGCTGGGGTCTGCCATGTTGAAGAAGATGCCGAAGGTGTTTGCAGACTCCATCATCTCAACCTTGGTGCGGTCGAGTGCGTTGCCGGTCTTTTCCGCCCAGGCGTTCATCATGTCGGCCTGTTTCCCGAAGGTGACGCCGAATGCGCTTTCCAGTTCGCCTGCATCGACAGCGGCCTGAAATGCAGCGCGCCCAAAGGCCACCAGAGGCAGGGTAACCGCCGCCGATGCGGCTGCGCCCGCCTTGCCCGCGATTTCGGCAGTCTTGCCCGCGCGCGTGCGGATCGTTTCCACACGCTGCAGGCGGCGTTGCTGGATTTCGATTTCGCGGTTGGTGTCGGCAATCGCGGCCTTCAACTCGCGCTCGGCCATTATCAGGCCGCCATTCTGCGAGCCGCCCGTAGACATGGTGCGGTGAATCTTAGCGAGGTCCTTTTCCATGGACCGCACTTCTTTCTGCATGTTCCGGATCGCATCGGCGCCGCCCTTGCTGGCGCCGATGATGTTCTTGATGTTGTCCGAGACCTTATCGACCCCGGTGAACTGAAACAGCAGGTTCAGCTTGTTGTCGGCCATGTGCCTATTCCACCCGATTCATCGTGTTCCAGCGGTCCACAGCGAGGCGTGACCACATGTCCAATTCTTCAAGGTCCATCGTCGCGAACTCGGAGAGCGGCCAGTGGAACACGGCCGCAACGTTGGCGATCTGCTCCTCGATCAGCCCCCAAGTGCTTTGACCATCGCGGCCTTCATCGCGGGGGGCATAAAAAAACCTTTCACTGCGCCTGCGAATTCCAACAGGTCTTCGGTGTCGAGACCGGCGATATCGCTTTCCATGAGGGTCGGCATGGTGATGCGCGGCAACACGACGAAGAGCGTGTTGACATCCGTGTTGAACAGTTCTTCGACCTTGAGATTGCGCAGTTCGCCAGCCTTGGGCTTGCGAATGGTAACCTGCGAGATTGCGGCATCGCCGCGCATAATCGGGCTCGATAGCGTGATCGTTACAGTCTGGGGCTGGGTGGTTGCGGTCGGGATTTCGGCATCGGCCATGGCGGCATTCCTTGATCAGCGGCGGGCAGATGGAACCCCCTTCCGGCGCGCCCGCCAGAATTCGCCGGAAGGGGGGGAAGTTGGGCCGCGTGTTGGGAGAGGTGCGGCCCGGATTGGATCAGGTGCCGATGATCGCGCGGATCTCGGCGTAGCGGTCCACGCCGAACACGACGAAGATGCCGGCCAGCAGGTCGATTTCGAGGATCACGGTGTTGTTGCGCACCAGCTTGTAGTAGGCGCAGGCCATCTTGTAGGTGGTCTCGGTATCGTCTCCCACCTTCTGGCTGCCGAAGTCCACCTCAGTGTATCGGCCGCGCGCGACCACTTCGACATAGTCGACCACTCCGGTGCCCTGATTGCGATAGCCGCCGACGAAACGAAGCTGGGCTGCATCCACCGTGGTGGCGCCGAACTGCTGCAGCGGCGACAGGAACATGCCGCCCGCCTTGAATTCGAATTCGATCTTGTCGATGCCCTGGTCGATGATCACGGCGCCGAGCATGCCGCCGCCCCGGTATTCTTCAGTCTTGAGGGCCAGCTTCGGGATAGTCAGTTCGGGCACTTCGCCCTTCCAGCTATCGCCATCGCCATAGCAATTCATGTCTACGAGTTTCGAGGGGAAGCCCATCGCGGTTCTCCTGTGTGTGCGGTGTCAGTGCGCGGCGATCAAGCGGCCAGCTGGGCGGCGAGGTCGGCGTAATACTTGTCGGTGATGCGCTGGTTCAGGGTCAGGCCTTCCAGCGGCGCGGCCGGGGTGAAGTCGTAGTCGATCACCAGCTTGCCTGCGGCGAGGTCTTCGGTGGGGTTCAGTTCCCCATCGAACCATGCTTTGCCGCCGATGAGACGGCCCTGCACCACGAGGCTGCGGAACTTGGCGTTGATCGATTCAAGGATATCCTTGATCAGCGCCACGGTCAGCGGCTTGTCCATCGCCCAGACCAGCCCGGTGGCAATCTCGTCCTGCAGCATCTGCGACGTGCGCACGGCCGGTTCGAACGCGAAGAGCGGTTCGTCCGAGCAGGTGTGATTACCCCAGTAGACGAACCCGCCCGAGGGCGAGCGGATCATGGTGACAATGTCCGAATCGTTCAGAGCGGCAACGTCGGTCGTTTCGTCCTGAATGTCGAAGAACAGGTCTTTCGAAATGCCGGTCACGCCATTGACCGCGACGTTGCTGAGCGACTTGTGCCAGCCCGTGGTTTCATCGATCTGGGCGCGCAGGCCCATTGCGCGGGCCACGGCATCGCCTGCGAAGTCGTTCGACCAGTTGGGCCAGATAAGCGAGAGTTCGCGGGCCGCGAAATTCTCTCGGTACGTCTTCACCTGGGCAATCGTGTCCCCGATGCCAGCGGCGAAAACGCGGCCGCGCAGCTTCTGGGCTACCGTGGCGAAGGCAGTGGTGACGGCCTGGCTATCGAGGCCGGGCGCGCCCAGCACGCGGGGGCGATAGCCGGTCTGCGCCTCAGCCGCGAGCAGGGCGTAGATGCCGGTGTAAAGGCCTGCCTGGCCGATCACGGCGGCATCCTGCTCTTCCTCGTCGTCTCCCTCGGCCACGCGGACCACGATCACGATGGGGCTGACCTGATCGTAGATCGCTTCCAGCGCCGGGCCGAGCGTGCCCGTGGTGCCGGTTTTGGCAAGGGCGCTGCGCAGGTCCGTGATCAGCGCAGGTTTGTTGAGGGGGAACAGGGCTGCGTCCGCATCGTCGGCCGTGGCGATCAGGCCCAGCACGCCGCTGGCGAGCGTGGCGATGGTGCGGGTGCCGGTGAGCAGGATGTTCGTCTTGATGCCGTGCATGGTGGCGGCTCCTATTGGGAAAGGGGGATGGTCAGGCGGGTCAGAACGTTGCCCGCCACGTCGGTGCGGTTGCCGGTGACGTTCATGACGGCTTGCCCGGCGGCGAGATCGCCCTCGAATGTCACCTGAGTGACGGCGATGCGAGGTTCCCACCGGGTAATGGCCAGCGTTACCGCCATTGCCGCGAGCAGCAGGTTCGCGCGGTTCGCTGGCCGGTCGATCAAATCGAACAGCAGGCACCCGTAGTCTCGCAACATCACGCGGCTACCGATGGGCGTGGTGACGATATCCGTGATGGACTGCACAAGATGGTCATCGCCCGACAGGGGCTTGCCCGAGGTGCTCATGCCGGTGAGCGAAGTCATGGCGCAGGGCCCCCCGACTGCGCGGTGCCTGCCGTAACGCCGAGGTGCTTGTGGCTCTTCAGGCTGATCGAGCCTCCAACAACGTCATCGCTGGCCGTGATCTTGCCGGTGACATTGACGTCTCCCACGATGTCCACCCCGCCATCGGAGGCGAGGACGGTGGTTGCGCCGGAGGGAAGCTGGATCAGCAGTTCGGAAGCGTCGGGATCATAGGAAATCACTGCCCCGTCCTTGAAGCGGATCAGGGCCACGGGTTCGTCTATCGGCGCCGGGTTTGCGTCTGACGGTACAGCGCCCACCACGATCCCGGCGCCGATCTCCCCGGCCGGGCAGATCACGAGGACCTGTTCTCCCACGCTGGGGGGAAGCCAGACGCGCGTTTCCCCCATGCGTGGGGCCGCCCATGGCAGCGGGGGCGATTCCACATCGTCATCCAGAGTGACCGTGCAGCGCGCGGCGGCATGGTCCACGGATGCGATGACGGCATATCGCGCCAGTGCGTCGGGATCGGTGGGAGCGTCTTCGGGCGTTCTCATGGGGCCACAATGGCGGACCCAAAAAACCAAGCTACACCTTAGGGTTGTGGCCCCTGCCGCCTACAACGCACGCGGGTAGCGATAAGGCCGGGGCCTGCCGATAGCTGGGGAATGGTTGGTTCAATCGCTTCCTCCCCCGCCCTCGATATTTCGACGCTGGCTGCGCCGGTGCTGGTTCCCCAGCCCTCCTACGCGGAGCGCAAGGCCGCCAAGCTGGCGCGCCTTGTCAGCCTGCACACCGAATTCACGGCGCTGGTGGAAAGCGACCCCGCCGTAAAGGTGATCGAGGCGGATTGCTGGGACGAACAGGTCCTGGCCCAAGCAGTGAACGATGCCTGCCTGCAATTGCTGCTGGCCTATGCCACCGGGGCCAACCTCGATCAGATCGGCGCGAACATGGATTGCCCGCGCCTGGTCGTAACCCCGGCGACGGACACGACCGCTGCAGTCATGGAAACCGACACGGTCTATCGCCAGCGCATTCAGCTCGCTCCCCACCAGTTTTCCGTTGCCGGTCCCGAACTGGCCTATGTGTTCCATGCCCGTTCGGCCCATGCCGACGTTGCGGACGCAACCGCCGTCTCGCCCAAGCCTGCCGATATCACGGCGCTGGTCCTGTCCATCCTTGCCGCTCACGATGCCGATGCCGCCCTTGTGGCGGCCATGACCACGGCGCTGGACGAGGCCGACTGGCCCGGCGACGTGACTGTGACCGTGCTTTCCAGCACCGGCACCGGCGTGCCCTCGGCCGAGGTTCTGACGGCGGTCGATACCGTGCTGCAGGGCGATGTGCGCCCGCTGACCGACAATGTGACGGTGCAGGCGCCCGAACTGATCGACTATGCGATCAAGGCTCGCATCTACCCCTTCGCCGGTCCCGACCAGGACCTGATCCTCGAAACGGCAAAGACCCAACTCGACGCCTACCTCGCCACCGCCCGCAAGCTGGGGCGTGACGTGTCGCGCTCGGCCCATATCGCTGCGCTTTTCGTCGGCAGCACCGTCCAGCGCGTGGAACTGGATTCCCCGGCGGGCGATATCGCGATCTCCACCTCGCAGCTTGGCAACCCCGTCTCGATCGATGTGACCATCGGGGGCACCGAACTGTGACCACCCTTCTGCCGCCCAACGCCACGGCGGCCGAGCGCGCGTTGGAAGACGCGATGCTGGCCCGCATCGACTGGTCGAACATCCCGCCGCTCAAGAACCCGTTTGCCTGTCAGGCCGATGTGCTGCCGTTCCTTGGGTGGGAACTGGCCATCAGCCATTGGGACACGACGTGGACGGTTGCCGAAAAGCGCGCTGCCGTGGCCGGGGCCGTGAAGTTCCACAAGAAGAAGGGCACCCGCGCGGCGGTGGAAGAAGTCCTGGCGCGCTTCCACCCGTCTCTGACCGTGGCCGAGGGCAGTCAGATCACGCCCAAGCTCGCCCCGCACCGCTTTCAGGTCCGTGCCCCGGTGCTGGAGATCGGCGCGGATTTCCTGACCGTGGAGACCACCAACGCGATCATCCGCGACGTGGCTGCCGCCAAGCCGCTGCGCTCCCACTTCGATTTCGTCCAGTCACTGGAAGCGCAGGCCACGCTGTTCATGGCCGCTGGCGGCTTCGCGGGTGCGATGCACCGCGCCGATTACCAGGCGCAGTACGATGCAAGCCGCGACTGGTCCCTCATCCTTCAAACCGAAATCGGTGAGCCCGTTCTGACCGAGGACGGGCTCGATTATCTGGAGACCCATTGATGGCCTCGCTTGCCCTCAAGCTGACTGACGCGGGCCTTGCCGCCGTGCAGGGCGCCGCCGGTTCCGACAAGGTGGTCCTGTCCCACCTTGGCCTCACCGCTACCCCGTTCGACTATGCCCCAACGCTCACCGTGCTGCCGGGCGAATTCAAGCGGATCGATGTGACATCCGGCCTCGCCGCCGCAGCGAACATCACGCACCTTTCCGCCTACGACTATTCCGCCGATGTGTGGTCCGCCACCGGCCTTGGCCTGTTCATGTCGGACGGCGTGCTCTTTGCGATCTATACCGGCGCCGACGTGATCCTGAGCAAGGCGGCGCTGGCCTTCGCCCTGCTGGCTTTCGATATCTCGTTCGGCAGCGATGTGGCGGCAAACATCGAATACGGGAACGCCCTGTTCACGAACCCGCCAGCGACTGAAGACATGCGCGGCGTGGTGGAGCTGGCCACGCTGGCCGAGGGTCGGGCCGGGCTGGACGAACTGCGCGCGCTTACCGCCGCCGTCGCCAAGGCATCGCTGCTCGATTGGCTGGGCTTCACGCCGCTCGATGCCGCTGCCTACACCGCCGACGACGTGCTCGCGAAGCTGCTGACGGTCGATGGTGCTGCCTCGGGTCTCGATGCCGATCTTCTCGATGGCTTCCACGGCTCCGCATATGACCGGATCGTCGAAAGAAGCCTGATCGAGAACGGCGGCTATGAGGTCTACGCCTCGGGCAAGAAGGTGACTTGGGGGAAAGTCGATATCCCCCAGGACACTTACGTCACCTTCAATCTGCCGGTGGCCCACACCGAATGGGTCAATCCATCGCTCGCCGTCAGCACGGCGGGCGGCATCACCGACGTCCAGGACAACACCGGCATCACCGGCATCGTCGGCGACCCGCCCACCGGCATCCGCCTTTGGAATGCCGACAACCGCACGATCACCGTGTGGATCCGCACGATCGGCGTCTGAAAGAGCGATACGATGACCAAGATTTCCCTGCTTCCCAATGCCGACACCGTAACCGGCACCGAACTCGTCCCGTTCGTGAAGGACGGCGCGATGGTGAAAGCACCGCTCGCGACCGTGTTCGGATCGCGCCAGCTCGATGCGGCGGCCACCTTCGATTCCGCGCTCCAGTCCCTGATCGAAGGGCCGCTGGGCGAAGTCCATCTGGCGGTGAACGCCAAGGGCGAAATGGTGCTGGTGGGCAACCGCAATCTGACGGCCGAACTGGACGGCATCGTCACCAAGTTTGCGGCCGTCGATAACCGGCTGAACGACAGCGCATATGCCGCCCTGCCCGATGGCAGCCCGCGCTTCTTCTGCGAAGACGCGCTGGGCATGGTGGTAGGGCCGAACGGCGAAGACATTCGCCGCAAGGTGAAGCTGCCGAACGGTACCACCGAAGACCAGCGCCGCTACAACGACATGATCGAGGGCCTGCTCTACCGCTCGCGCGAGTTCCCGATCCTGTTCTCGTCCAATGCGCAGTGGCCCGCCTCCATCCGGGGCACCACCAGCTATGTGCGCATCCCCGCCTTCGCGGTGGGCAAGGACAAGGTGCTGTTCGTCGGCGAAGGCCGCGTGGGCGCCAGCAGCGATGCCGCCACCCGCCGCGTGATCGCCCGCGTGCTGACCTTCGAACAGGTGCGCTGGATCGAACAGACGATCCGCACCGATCCCACCGCCAGCTTCCTGACGATGCTGGAAACCCTTTCGGCCACGAACCCGCAGTTCGAACTGCTGCGCGAAGCGGACGAGGTTTCGGCCCTTGGCTATGGCTTCGCCGATCCGGCGCCGGTCTATGACCCGGTGGCGGACGTCTGGTGGCTAATGGCGGGCCGCCGCATCCCGCAGCAGATCGTGGGCATCTACAGCGATGACAACCTGCTGACGTGGAAGGGGCAGGCGGATACCGCGCTGGCCCTGCCGATCAGCGGTGAGAACGCCAAGCAGATGCTGACGCTGGGGCAGGACAACCTGTTCTGCCCGGCGCACGGCATCGCCACGCGCGAAGGGCGGCTGTTCTATCCCATTCGCGGCAATCAGGGCCTGAGCCTTGCCACGCTGGACCGCGCCGACACCAGCGAGACGCCCCACGGCACGTGGAAGCGCTCCTTCACGATGCCTTCTGCCGATGCCGCGCTGGCGGGCATCCCCACGTCCGAACAGTCGATCTGCCAGCTTCCCGAGGATGCCGGGCGGCTCATGGTCAATTCCCGATACGCGGACGGCCTGCGCTACACGATCATCTACAACGCCGAAGGCACGCAGCTGCTGGACCATTACCCCGAGCCATCGCTGCCGGACATCGTAGCGGCCGGGGCGATCCTGACCTTCGACGGCGGCGACGGCGTGCCGCGCGTGATCGTGTCCAACAACCAGGCGCCGCGCGTGGACGAAACCACGTCCGAGCTTCGCTACAACCTCACCCTGTCGATCAGCTACCGGTTGGGCGCGCAGGGCTCATGGCTGAACAATGGGCCGCTCTACCGGCCGTCCGACGTGGCGTACCGCGACGTGCTCAACCGCAACGACACGAACTCCGATCTCGCCCGCAACACCGGGTACAGCGATCTGGGCCAGCTCGACGATCGCATCCTCGACTTCAAGGAAGCCCGCGGCCTGTTCAGCAACGGCAACGCCGGCATGCACCACGCCTTCTTCCTCTCCTTCCATACCGTCCGGAGCCTCCTTGCATGAGCGTCCTGTCCAAGATCATCCGCAACCGCCAGATGCCCGTGGCGGGCGCCTTGGAAAAGGTCGGCCTCACCCGCTGGGAAATCGCCAATTACAAGGCCTCGCTCAAGACGGGCGTGCGCCTGGCGCTGGACGCGGGCTGGCGCGGCGATGCCACCAACATGGACATGTCCGCGCAGATGCAGATGGCAGTCGATGCCGCCGCCGCTGCCGGGGATGCGCTGGCCAGTTGCTATGCCTTCGTCGATCCGTGGCTGTGCAACCCGCGCGCGGCGGGCAGCGTCTACATGAAGAACATGTACAGCCTGGCGCCCTATGCGCTCAGGCTGGATCAGGCGACGGAAGCCAACCAGCCCGGCGCGGCCACCGTGTCGCAGCGGCCGATCATCGACATGACGATCAACGGGCAGGCCGCCTCGGTGCTGACCGGCGCGCTGCCCGGCGCGCTGGCGCTGACCAACGAATGCACGATCATGCTGGCCGTGAAGCCCAAGACCGCGATGGGCGCCAACCGCACGATGTTTGCCCTGCGCACCGGCAACGCCAAGGACTTCCTCCAGCTGGGCATCACCGCCGATGGTTCGACCTACTATGCTGTGATCCGGCGCTTGGGCGGCGGGACCAGCTGGACACTGACCGAAGCCGCGCCGGTGGCGATGGCCAACCGCAAGTGGGGCATCCTTGAAATCGCGGTGGACTACCTGAATGACAACGCCACCCTGCTGATGGACGGCGTGGCCATCGCCACGGTCGCGGGCTTTTCGGCGACGCCGGGCGCGCTGGTCAATCAGGTGACCATGGACATGCTCTATGGCGGCAACGGCGGATCGGGGAAGGCGAACTGCCTGTTCTCCACTTTCGCGATCCTGCCCACGATCGATGCCGCCACCCGCACCGCCGTGCGCGCCGCCATCAGGGCCGCCAACCCGCAGATCGGAAGCTGAGCCATGAAGCTGGACGATTTCCTGCTTTGGCTGATGTCTCTGTTCGGCGGGCTGGCTCTGTGCGGCGCGCGGCTTGGGTGGATGCTGTTCGGGGTCGCGCCCGAACCGCCTTCGGATCCGGTGGCGTTCGGGCTGTGGCAGCGCAAGCGCCGCTGGCTGGTGTTCTCCGAACTGTCCGCCCTTCCGGCCTTCGCCACCCTGTCCGTCGTCATCGGGCGCCTGCGCGACTGGCCGATGGAGGGCGTGGTGCTGCTGTCCATGGTGCTGGGCGCGCTCGGCTTCGCCTTCTTCCTCGACGCGCTCCAGACCATCGTTCGAAGGCGCGTGGGCATGGATGAAGGCACGGCCAAGGATGCCACGCCGTGACGGACCAGCTCGCCCTCGTGGTCACGCTGTCACTTGCCGCCTCCGGCTTCGGATACTGGCGGGTGCTGCGGCTCCACCTTCGGATGACCGCGCTCGATCCGCTGGCACGGCCGCTGATCTCCCACCTCCTCGACTACCTCACGCACCGAAAGGAAAAGCGCCATGACTGACGCACGCACCCTCGGCCCGAAGGGCAAGGCCCTGATCCACAAGTGGGAAGGCTGCGCGAAGAAGCGCGCCGATGGCCGCTTCGAAGCCTATCCCGATCCCGGCAGCAAGGATGGCAAGCCCTGGACGATCGGTTGGGGATCGACCGGGCCGGATATCGCCAAGGGCACGATCTGGACACAGGCGCAGTGCGATGCGCGGTTCGAGCGCGAAATCGTGCGCTATGTGAACGAGGTTGCCAAGGCCATCGGTTCCGCCCCCACCACGCCCAACCAGTTCGATGCGCTGGTCTCGTTCCACTACAACACCGGGGCCATCGCCACTTCCACCCTCGGCAAGCTGCACAAGGCTGGCAAATTCACGGATGCCCAGGCGCAGTTCGCCAAGTGGATCTTCAACGATGGTAAGGTGCTGGAAGGTCTGCGCAAGCGGCGGGCAGATGAAGCCGCGCTCTACGGGAAGGCGTGATGGAAGCGCTGGCCGTCGCCGCCGTGGCCAAGAAGGCGCTGTCGTGGGTGTTGGATGTGATCAAGGCGCATTCTGGCCTGCTGTCCTATGTCGCCGCCGCTTTCATCCTGTGGTGGCTCTGGAGCGGCAAACAGGATGCCATCGCCGAACGGGATGCGGCCAACGCAGCCACCACGGCCGCTGTCGCCGCCCACCAAAAGACCAAGGACGATTACCGCGCTGCCCAGGCGGAAGCGGCCCGGCTCGATGCCGAACGGATTGCGCGCGAAAAGGCGCGTCAGCAGGAGATCAACGATGCCGCTTCGAAGGATTATGCGCAGCGCCTTGCCGATGTGCGCGCTCGCTATCAGCGCCTGCTCGGGGACGCCCAAACCGGAAACGCCGCTGGCAGTACGACCGGAAATGTCACAGTGCCCGGCCTACTCTCTGCCCCCGGCGGAATTGATGGTGCGGCCGACCTACGATTGGCTGGCGCCGCTGGCCTCTGCCTCACGCCCCAAGAGCGATTGATCGCTGCGGAGCAGGCTGTGCAGCTTGATGCGCTGATCGACGCGGTAGAAAAACTGGCAGCGAGCCAATCCTCCAAACCTTCGCCGTAATCGCCAGATAACGGGAGACATAGAAAACCCCGCCGTCCGAATAGGGCGGCGGGGTTTTTTGTTACCCGGCTTGTGTGTTCTTGGAGCTACCAACCACCATCGGCGCCGCCGCCGCCGAAATCACTGCCACCCCCGCAGAAGTCGCTGCCGCCGCTGGAATAGTCGCAAGAGGGCGCATCGAACGAGGGGGAGGCATCGAATGCGGATCCGGCGATGCTGTCCATCACGCTTACCAGCATGGGCGCCACGTCCTGATAGACCGGCGATGCGTCCGAATAGGGGGATGACGGCGCGGGGATCGGCTTGCCAACGGGCATCGCAACGCGCGGCGAGTGGACTGCCACGGTCGGCCGAGTATGGCGGGCAACGACCGATGTGGCTCGCGGCGGGGAGCCGAGAACTACCGCCTTCGGGGCAGGCTTCGCAGCGAAGCGGTTAAAAAGGCGCTTGAACATTCCTGGCTCCTATTCGTCGATCATGTCGAAGACGATCTCAGCAATGTGATCGAGATCTTCGGGGGTGAAGCCGAGCAGGACACGCTCGGGATACTTGGTGCGGACGGTCTTTCCGTTCTCGGTTCGGCCCACGAAATCGGTCAGTCCGTATTGGTGCGCGCGGGCGGTGTGGGCGACGATGCCTTCGAAACCGACTGAGACACCGCCCCGTGTGGCGTTGATCTTGAACGAGCGGGCGAGGCGCAGTTTGCGGAACATGCGACCTTTCTTGATGCCGTCTTTCCCAGCCTTCAGGTCCCGCTTCTTGCGCGGCTGCATGGTCGATCCATCGGGCTGGATATTGTCGGCAATGCGCTTCGCATTCGACTTGCGCAGTTCCATGCCGATCTTGCGGGCGATGCGGCGGCGCCGGGCGGGCGACAGCTTTTCCAGTTCGCGGACAAGGAACGCCTCTAGCTGGGCAAATCCTTCAGCCATTACGGGGAGACCTGAAACGGCGCATCATTGTCATGAGCCCAGATCGAGGTGAGCGGGCCTTCTTCGGCGCGCAATGGCGTATCGTCCGGCAGCATCGGCACGGTTTCGTCGAGGACAGTCAGCACGGGCGCACCGCCCACCATGGTCACGGTGACGATCTCGGTCAGGGACAGCGTGATGCGGACGTCGGCTGTCTTGTCGTCGATAATGTTCGTTTCGAACGGGATCGGCGGGGCATCGCCCGCCAGCAGGTCTGGCTGCTGATAGCGGGCCCACTCGACGATGACGAAGAACAGCATGGCGGGATCGCCCGTGAAGTTCTCGGCCACGACGATCAGTTCATATTCCCACGAAAAGCCGTGCTGCCGGTTGCCGGTGGCTCGAATGTTGCCGCGTTCCACCCACATGGCGAGCCTGTCCGGATCGCGGGCGGTTTCGGGAAGGAAGACGGCGATGGCTTCGCGGAGCAGGCCGGGCTTCTTCATGGATCAATCCCAGGCGTTGATGGTGTCCAGCGCGACGGCGGCAGCGGCGGGCGGATCGGGAAGCGTGATGGTGCGGCCCTCAGGCAGTATCGTGCCGAGGGCTGCGAGGCCGGGATTCAGGGCATAGGCCTGTTCGACCACTTCGCCTTCGGTTGTGCCCAGAACGCGCCAGCAGATCATGTCGAGCGTGTCGCCCTGCATGGCGATGACAGAGGAAGGCATTGCATCAACGCTCGCTGCAGGGCGGCGGCGGGCCCCGTTTAACGAAGAATGTCCCCGCAGGGCCACATTTGAGCCGCCGCAAGATCATCGTATGTGGGCTTGCCCGTTCCGCGCCACAGGTACGCCCAAGGCGTTTGACGATTTGACCATGAACGGGGCTGAAAGCGCGCCCAATCGGCCGCAAGCAAATGGCTGGCAGACCGTTGATGCGGGGTACGAAATGGCAGCATTCGTTGCAGATCGGCGGTCCCTCGATCATCAAATCAACTCCACGGCGGTACGGGGAGTGTCGAGGATGTCGCGGATGGCATGGGTGGCCATCCGCAGATATTCCTGCGCCGTGGTCGCTTCGGTATCCGCGCGTGCTTGGCCGTCTTGCGTCGCAGTCAGATCGCGGTGTGTCTCGGCCAGTTCGGCCGCCGCGTACATGCGGACGGCGCGCGTGTAGAGCAGCGTCAGGCGATGCTCACCAGCCACCGTGCGCTCGGGCTTTACGTCTGCCAAGGCGGCCGCGCCGTCCACCTCACGCTCGGCGCGCCATTCGGTCAGTTCGCCTTCGACCGACAGCATGCCGCCTTGCACTGCGCCGAGCAGCTGCTCCGGGGTGACCATGGTGGTCAGGCGCAGGGCATCGCGCATGGCGGTGCAGTTGAAGTCCGGATACCAGCCATCGCCGGGCACCGTTATGTCAGCAGGACGAGGCGGTGCAGCGACGAACGACATGGGCGGATTGTCCTGATTGGCGTGGGGCCTGAAAGGGGTGGGGGGTGAGGCTCAGAGCGCGGATTGGGCTGTTGCCGTCCGCTTCTGTTCCGCCCCCCGGCGCGGTTGGCGCAGCTTGTTATGCGGGCGTGTCGTTGGACGAACTGAGCTTTTTCAGTTCGGCCTCGTAGGCCTGCTTGATTTTCTTGGCGCCGCAGCCCTCGTGCAGGGCGATGGCGCGGTCGAGATGGCTGATCGCGGCGGCCAGCAGGGCGGGCTTGCCGCCCGCCACGGCCGATTCCGCGTTCGGATCGAAGGCATCGGCCCGCGCCTTGAACGTGAGGCCGAGCGCCTTTTCCAGCTTGGCGCGGACCTGATCGAAGATGTCGGCATCGCTGACCAGATCAGCGACGGCGCCCAGCACTTCGAAGGGGACGCTGCCGGGTTCCTTGATGCCCGCTTCGGCCACTTCCTCGGCCACCAGCGTGGCGGGCGTGCGGTTGTATCGTTGGGGCAGTTCGATCCCGGCAAGCAGCACATACTCGGCCAGATTGAGAGCCAGCGACCAATCCTGAATGTCGATGGCCCAGATCATCATGTTCGAGACGATTTCGTCTTGAGCGCCAGCGGCAGCTTTCGCCGCGCTTTCCACCCATGGGCGGTACTTCTCGATCATGGTGCGCTTGGCTTCGATCTTGCGCTCGGTGGACTGAATGTTGCGTAAGGCGTTGAGGTCGATGCCAAGGCTGGCGAGCAGGAGTTGATACTCGGTTGCGACAGGGCCGCTTTCGGGCATCGGGGCGGCGCAGCCGACGGCAACGGCCGGGCCAGAGCCGGAAATGGCGGCGAGGACGCGCTGTTGGTGCGCACGGAAAGGACTGGACATGGCTGGCGGGCTCCATCGAATGGGAACCTGCCCCGCCCGGTAGAGGAAGGAGCCGGGCGGGGGCAGGGAAGGTGGCCGGTGCGGCATGGCCACCTTTTGTCACTGGCTACAGGTTGCCGCGTAGCACTCGGGTATCCGGGGATCAGGCGCCGCCGGTATCCTCGGGCGCGGTGAAAGTGATGCTCTCGGCCAGCGTCATGAAATCGGTGTCTTCGATGACGTAGCCTTCGTTGGAACTGTTGTAGTCCACGAGGCTGGCGCGGTTTTCAGGTTCGTCCTTGACGAAGCGGCGGCGCGAACCGTTCTGCCAGTAGATCGACAGGTTCTTGAGCGGGGTGACCGCCATGGTGCGTTCGGGGAACTTCGGCACAATGGCAGCACGACGACCGCCGAGCTGCTTCTGCGACATCATGATCGCGCCGACCACTTCGTCGCTGGTGGACCGTCCGCCGTCGATGGTCGTCGAAAGCGGGCGGTTGATCATGGGGAAGTACTTTTCGTCCACGAGGTCCTGGCTGACCAGCACGACATGTTCGGTCGAGTTGCGCGCCCAGCTTGGCTGACCGGCGATCAGGTCATAGGCGAGAGCGTCAAGGTTCTTGTACTGTGCATCGGCGTGAATGTGGATGGGCTTGGCCGCGCCGGTAGCGGTGCCGTTCAGAAGCTCGCGGCCCATGACGTGGCTCGGCCTTTCGAGGCGCAGCTTCTGCAGCCAACCGACGTTCATGTCTTCGCCGTTGGGGTTGTTCGTCTTGTTGCTCTGCGAGGCTGCGGCAAGGCCGTGCCAACCGATCGAGATGCGGGACAGGGCGATGGAGCGCGCGATGTGGCGTGCATAGCGGGTAGGGAAGTCGGGGAAGCGCGCCCAGGCATCGATAAGCTGCCACGGCAGCTTGGTATCGAATTCGGTGTTGTAGAGGCGGTATTCCCGATCATCCATGTTGCCGACATAGGTCGGGCGGCGCGGAAGGTTCTCTTCGGCGGTGCGGCTTGCGACGAAATCTTCGGCGTTCAGGCCGATGACCTGCCCGACCAATTCGCCCACCGGCAAGTCATTGATGAGGCCAAGGAAGCTGACTTCCTCGCGCTGAAGGTCGATCAGCTTCTGTTCGGCAGTGGGTTCCACGGCGAAATCGCGCGAGACCGAGGCGACACCGTTGCGACGGGCAATTTCGCTGAACAGGTTGTCCAGCGCCCGGCGGCCGTTGTCGGAGAGAGTGTAACGCTGCATGGATCGTCCTTTGTTGTGGCGCGGCGTTGAAAAGGGATGGCGAAGGCGCGGGGTCAGAACACGTCGGCGTAATTGGCCCCGTCATGGCCGCCGGTGGCGGGTAAGCGCCTCGTGAAGTTCGACTGCGGGGTCTCGTTGATCTGCGTCGTGAGCGCGGCGAGGTCCGTGGTCAGCTTGGTGATCTGCAGCCGGTTTTCCTTGCTGGAAGTCTCGATTGCGCTGGCCATCTGACCAAGGATGATCCCGAAGGCCGCCAGCGAAGGATCGGCCTGAGCGGGTACTGCCGGCTCGACGGCAATGGGCTGCGGCGCGACGGCGGCGGGAGGCGTTGCGGTTGTGCCGGTCAGCCTGTCGATCAGGCCTTTGAGCGAGCCGAACACGCCGGTAGGATCGGCGTTCGGCTCCTCGGTCTGATCGGCCGAGAAGACTTCCTGCGGAATTTCATAGGCCTGACAGAGCAGGTTGTCCGCCGCGAGCTTGCGGTTCGAATAGAAGCCGGGCGTCTTGGCCGCGAATTCCAGCGCTTCGGTGCCGAACGATGCCGGACTGTCGGTTGCGGCCATGCCCACGAGGTAGGCTTTGCCGGTGCCACGGCAGTTCTGGCCGATTTCGATGGACGAGAAGATTTTCTGTTTCTTCTTGTTGATCTCGACGAAGGCGGGGAGCGGTGTGATTGCGGCGAACAGGCCCATGACCTTCTGCGTGACGTTGCCCACGGGCAGCGCGACTTCCTCCGCCTTTACGGCGGTGACATCGCCCAGCATATCGAACGAACCGCCGGGGATGATGGCGCGGAAGTGCTCAAGGTTGATGCGCACGCCATAGAGGGCGGGGTTGAACGTCTCGGCGCAGTCGAGAATGTCCTGCCGCGTGATCTTGCGGCCATCGGTGGTGTCGCCTTCCACGGCGACACGGAAATAGCGAAGTTCTGCCATCGGTTAGCTCCGGTCCTTCGGGTTCGCGGCCGGGTCTGGCCGAACTGATTGAGCCCAAAAGACAGGGCGGGAGACTTCTTCGCAACGCGGGCGCGTTGTGGCTGCGCGGGTCCACAACCCTACCCCGGCGATCCCGATGAAATTCGCCCGTAGCGTGGCCCCATGGCGAGCAAATCGGCAGCGAAGAAACCCCGGCAGGACGTGGCGGCGGGCGGTGAAGAACCGTCCGGCGAGCGCCCGACCGTGGGCGCCGTGCCCGCGATTGTCGCCCAGCGCACCAAAGCGCGGTCGTTCTTCTGGCGGGGCTGGACTATCCAGCAGATCGCGGAGGAAATGGGCCTGCCCTATGCCACGGTGTATTCGTGGAAGGTTCGTCACAAGTGGGAGGAAGCCCCGGCGATTCAGCGGGCCGAGGAAGGCACGCTGGAGCGTTACCTGACGCTGCTGGCCAAGGACAACAAGACTAGCGGCGACTTCAAGGAAATCGACCTGATCGGGCGCCAGTTCGAACGTCTGGCGCGCTTGGCCCGGTATTCCGATGGCGGCAACGAGGCTGATCTAAACCCGTCCCGCTCAAACGGCGCGAAGGCGACGAACGCCAAGAAGGAAAAGACCAAGAACCTCATCACGCGCGACATGCTGGCAAAGCTGCGCGCGGATCTCGAAAGCGGATTGTTCGGGCACCAGGAGCAGTGGCTTTCCACCACCTCTCAGCGCACCCGCATGATCCTGAAATCGCGCCAGATCGGCGCGACGTGGTACTTCGCACGCGAGCGCCTGCTGGTGGCGCTGGAGACCGGAAAGAGCCAGATTTTCATATCGGCTTCCCGCGCCCAGGCGAACATCTTCCGCAACTACATCGTGCAGTGGGTGCAGAAGGTCTGCGGCATCGCCCTGTCAGGCGATCCGATGGTGCTTCAGCGCGGCGAGGACGAGGACGGCGAGCCGCTGGACGCGGTGACGCTGTACTTCCTTGGCACCAACTACCGCACCGCACAGGGCTACACCGGCGACGTCATAATCGACGAGTGCTTCTGGATTTACGGATTCGAGGAACTGTTCAAGGTCGCGTCGGCAATCGCCACGCATGAACACTTCACCCGTACCCTGTTCTCGACGCCCAGCACGCTGGCGCACGAAGCCTATCCCATGTGGACGGGCGAGCGCGTCAACAGACAGCTGCCGAAAGCCGAACGGTTCAAGATCGATGTCAGCCACGAAGCGCTCAAGCGCGGCGTGTTGGGCGGGGACGGTATCTGGCGCCAGATCGTCACCGTGCACGATGCGATCGAGGGCGGCTTCAACCTCGTCAAACTGGCGCAGCTTCAACTCGATTACGCCCCGGACGAATTCGACAACCTGTTCCGCTGCATCTTCCTTGATGACAGCCAGAGCATGTTCCCGTTCCAAGCCATGCGGCGCTGCATGGTCGATAGCTGGGACGCCTGGCACAAGGATTTCCAGCCCTATGCGTTGCGCCCCTACGATGGCGAGGTGTGGCTCGGGCACGATCCAAACGCCAGCGAGAGCATAACGGCGGACGATGCCGCGTTGGTCGCCATCGCTGCTCCCACGAAGCCGGGCGGCAAGTTCCGCATTCTGGAAAAGCAGCGTCTCAAGGGGCTGCAATTCCCCGAGCAGGCTGCGGCTATCAAGGCGATGGCGGGCAAATACAACGTCACCAAGATCGGCATCGACGTCAGCGGTGCGGGCAAGGCCGTTCACCAGTTGGTGGCCAAATGGTTCCCCTCGGCGGAGGCCATCACGTACTCGGTGCAGACCAAGTCTGCGATGGTCATCAAGGCGAAGGACGTGATCACAAAGGGTCGCCTGGAGTTCGACGCCGGGTGGCTGGACATGATGGCCGCTTTCATGGCGATCCGGCCGGAACTGACCAAGTACGGTGTCACCTACGTCGCGAGCCGCGCCGGGGGCGTCGGCCATGCCGATCTCGCCTGGGCGACGATGCACGCCCTCTATTTCGAACCCCTCGACATCACGGAAACGGACGAGGGCGATTCCACGCTGGAGATTTTCTCATGATCGAGCAGGCCAGTCTGCCCGCGACCGTCGACGCGCCGGAAGGCGCTGCCGCTTTTGCCTTTGGCGCGCCGGAAAGCATCATCGACAGGCGGGACATCTTCGACTTGTTCGAAGTGGCTCACAACGGGCACTGGTACGAGCCGCCGATCTCAATGGCCGGGCTTGGTCGGGCCTATCGCATGGCTCCGCACCATCAATCTGCGATCCTGCTGAAGCGTAACCTCCTGTCGGCCAGCTTCGTGCCGAGTCCACTGTTATCCAAAGACCAGTTTGTGCGCTGGGCACTCGACTGGCTGATTATGGGCAACGCCTATCTGGAACGGGTGGACAACCGCCTTGGCCGTCCAGTCGCGCTTCGTTGTTCGCCCGCCGCGTACACGCGTGTCGGGCTTCGTCCCGATCAGTATTTCTGGGTGCCGCGTGGCTATGCGATCTCCGACGCGGTGGAGTATCCTGCCGGGGCCATCCATCACCTTTCCGAACCGGACCCCATGCAGGAAATCTATGGCATGCCGGAATATCTCTCGGCGCTGCAATCCGGCCTGCTGAATGAGAGCGCGACCCTGTTCCGGCGCAAGTATTACCTGAACGGTTCGCACGCCGGTTATATCCTGTGCATCACGGACGAGGGCCTGAGCGACAAGGATAGCAAGGCGATCAGACAGGCGATGCGCGATTCGAAAGGGCCGGGCAACTTCCGCAATTTCTTCCTCCATCTGCCGAAGGGGAAGGAGAGCAGTCTGAAGGTCCACAATATCGCCAGTATCGGCGCGAACGACGAGTTTCTGAACATCAAGAGCGTCACGGCCGAGGATCTGCTCGCCTCGCACCGGGTGCCGCCGCAACTCATCGGCATGGTGCCGAAGGGGACCAGCGGTTTCGGCAACGTCAACGACGCCAAGACGTCGTTTTACCACATGGAGATCGTGCCTATTCAGGGCCGCTTGCAGGAGATCAACGAGTGGCTTGGCGTTGAGGCCGTCCGGTTTCAGACGCCCGCGGATTTGGCGCCGGGCGTCTGAGGATTTCTCCCGCCGATGAGGCGGGGGACTTGGGCGTTGCACCGCCTTTGTCCGACGAATGCCAGTTCGTCATGATCCCACTCGGTCCCGCCATGGGGCCACCCCGCCTACCGACTCGGCGCGGGAACAAATAAGGAACATATTCAATGCTGTCGAGCCCTCTCTCGTCCATCGAGCGGGTCGAACCTGTGCGCCCGCTGGCGCCGTACATCGGAGGCAAGCGCGCGCTGGCAAAGCGCCTGGTCTCGCTGATCAACTCCATCGAGCATCGCACCTATGCCGAGGTGTTCGTGGGCATGGGCGGGGTGTTCCTGCGCCGCGACCACAAGCCGAAGGCCGAGGTCATCAACGACTGGTCGGAGGACGTGGCGACGTTCTTCCGCGTGATCCAGCACCACTACCTCGCCTTTCTCGACATGCTACGTTGGCAGATCACGAGCCGCGCCGGTTTCGAAAAGCTGCTGGCGCTGGAGCCGAGTTCGCTGACGGACATGCAGCGTTCGGCGCGGTTCCTGTATCTCCAGCGCCTCGCGTTCGGCGGGAAGGTGCAGGGCAAGACGTTCGGCGTGGCGCCGGACGTGGCCGCGCGGTTCGATGTGACCAAGCTGGCCCCGATGATCGAGGCAGTCCACGAACGGCTCGCGGGCGTTGTGATCGAGCGTTTGCCCTGGGCGGACTTCATCACGCGGTATGACCGGCCGGGGACGCTGTTCTATCTCGATCCGCCGTACTACGGCTGCGAGGGCGACTATGGCCGTGATCTGTTCGACCGGGGCCAGTTCGAACAGATGGCCGAGCAGTTGCGCGGCGTGCGCGGGCGGTTCATCCTGTCGCTCAATGATCATCCCGAGGTGCGCCGGATCTTCGCCGGGTTCGATTTCCGGGAAGAGAAGCTGGCTTACACTGTTGGTGGCGGGGCCAATGCCAAGTCGGTGGGCGAGGTGATCATCACGAATTGACCATAAGGGCTGCCAAACGGGGGGGGGCTTCGAGCCCGTTTGGAAATTCGCTGCAGGCAAATTTTGCGGCACCGTCCCGTTGCTCCCCACTCTACTACCCCACATAATTATCCTGGGTGTGGTAGGGTGGGGAGCGGGCCGGTGCCGCAACGAAAATGCCCTGCTGGGCATTTCCCAAACAGCCTCTTACCAGAGTGGTCGAGATCACACGCTTGTTGCACACCGGAGAAACGGCAGAAATCGCTCCCTTCTGGACATCGACACCCTGTTCCCCGACTGCAGCGGGCCGTCAGCTGACTGGCGGGTTTGGGCGCGCCAATGGCGCGAAGCCGACATTCACCAAGGTGGTTGGAAATGACCTTGCAGGTTCGTTCTAAGCATGGTTCTCAACGCACATATTCGTGACCCGTCCGTCTTTTGCGGATCTCGTAACCAGACCTTCGCCCGCATGGGCCGGCTAGTTCCCGTTACAAATCCGATACCGTAGCGGTCCAGCTTGCGCCGAGGAACAAAACGTGATTTTCTGGTATGATGGCGGAAAAAGATGAATACAGGGCCTTTACCCGCGATTCGATCCTGGACGCCGCGCGCAATGGAGAGCTTGAGGAACATTTCCGTCAGGCTGGCCTCTATCTCGAAGACGCTGAATGGAAGGCCTTCCTCGCAACGACGATGGACATGCAGCGCACGGGCGAAATTGACTTCCTGTGCACAGTGGCGAACGGTGAAGGCCCTGTCGACCATTTCGCTGGGCAACTCTACCAAGTCGCACTTCCAACGTTGGACGTCCCCGTCTCGGTGATGCTGACAGCCGCAAACAAGGTGGCCGCACGGCACGACGATGGCGCCCTTCCGTATTTCATGTTCGACGTGGTTGCGGACTACTGCGCGAAAGATCCAGCGCGGGTCGAGGCTGCGATCAACGCCATCCGGAGCGGCGACGCGCCGGCATCGCTGCGGATCGCGACACTGCAAGCAGGCCTTAGAGCCGATCGCACGACATATCTCGACTGTGTAGCTCGGACACTAACGACCGGCAGCGACGAGGAGGCTGTGGCCGCCGGCTTCGTTCTGGGAAGCGTTGACGCAGCCGACTCAACTGAGGCAAAGTTCATCGCCGACACGCTAGACACTGCGATGGCCAGCGATCGGTCAGCCGTCCGCGTCGCTGGCCTCAGCGCAGGGCTCTCGATCGGAACACGTGAGCCGGCCCACGAGGTCGTTGCCCTGGGTGTCATCGACGGCATCGGAGCGGATGTCACCCCCGAGATGCGCAAGGCCGTCGCTACCGCCCTCTTCCTAGCGCGCAAGAACCCGTCCACCGAACTGGTTGAGCGGATGTGCGGAATCCTCGCCGGGACTGGAAAAGAAGAGGCGGAGACGATTGCTGCGATCGACAACGCCATCGCGCAACACCTTACTGGCCCGACCGCAGCTCCGCGCCTCGCTCTGATCGAGAACCTACTTAGGCGCGGCGTGACGAGGCTGCGCAATCTCAAGACCACGCGCCACTACATCATTTCGGACAAGGGTGGCCTCTTGGCCACACTCGCGACCGACTGGATTTCGGACGGTTCGAACGAACTCATCGAAGCGGTTCACGACCTCGTCTCCGCACCAGCGCTCGACGATCCGACCCTCGACCTCGACTTCGGTCCCAAATTGCTGACGGTGGAACAGACCCTTGCGAGTGCGCGCAAGGTAGTGGCTCGCCTAGTCATCCACCCAGTCGCGGCTGCCTCCGTCCTACTCAGTCTGCTGAGGACCGGTCCGCGCGATGCCGGCGCCAAACTGGAGAAGCTGCTCTACGACCCAATCCTGCTGAGTTACTGGGATCTCGGCCGCGAATACTTGGCCGGGACGTCGCCTACTCAACCTCATGAGGTTCAGGAGCGCATCACCCGGCTGATCGAAGCTCTCGATGCCCATGTCGGTGTAATCAAGGCGACCGGCTTCATCACTGAGCTCCGGCCATCTGAGCGCCATAGGTTTCTCCAGCAAATCCTGAGACTTGAAGATAACGCGAAGATCCAGAAGGCGGCGCAGAAGCAGTCAATCTTCGCCGACCTGATCCCGACAAGCGTGCTGCTTTACGGCGACAGCGTCGTCAGCGAGGTGCACCTACGGGACGGTCGGACCCAACGCACCGAGTTCCGCCTCGGCGTAGTCGAGCATTCCATCCCACTCGCGACGCTCGACGCTATCGACCCAGTCGGATTCTGGTACCAGCGTCTGGTGCTCTCGATGGGGCGGCAACCATGATCACGCCGATCATCCGCGAATACTTCCGTGGCCTGCGCGAGCGGGACGAGCTCGACGTGATCGTCCCCGAGCTGCTCACCGGCATGGGATTCGAGGTGATCTCGCGGCCGATGACCGGCCCTAGGCAGTACGGCGCGGACGTGACCGCAGTCGGGCCGGACATCGACGGCGTGCGCAAGCTTTTCCTCTTCTCGATCAAGCGCGGCGACCTTACCCGGTCGGAATGGGATGGCTCCCAGCAGGCGCTCCGACCTTCGCTCAACGAGATAAAGGACGTAGTGCTCGCCGAGCGCATGCCGGAGCACCGGGATCTTCCCGTCGTCATCTGTATAACCATGGGCGGCGTCGTGCCCGAGAACATGCAGCGCGTCGTGAAAGGCTACATGAACGCGAACGAGGCGGCCGGCCTCACCTTCCAGATCTGGAGCGGCGACACGCTAACGGGGAAGATCTTGGACGGCGCGCTCCGCGAAGAGCTCTTTTCCGGCGAACCGCGCTCGTTGCTGCGCAAGTCTGCGGCTATGGTCGAGGAGCCCGACATCTCGATCGCCTACTTCGCGAGCCTCATCGACTACGTCTTGCGCACGGAGGAACCGGCCGTGTCTCGCGTCCGCGTCCTCTACCTTGCCCTCTGGATTCTGTTCGTCTGGGGCCGCGACAACGGGAATCTCGACGCTCCTTACGAGGCGAGCGAACTCGTCACGCTACGCGCTTGGGAACTCCTGTGGAAGGAGATCGAACAGGACGATGGACGCAAGCTCGAGGCGAGCTACGCCTTCTTCGAGGTCGTACAACTGCACCTGCGGATATGGGACGCCCTTTACGCAGAGAAAATCCTACCCCTCGCATCGTCCCGGTTCGCTCTGAGCTACGCGGTCGGCTCGCTGAACGCCGTCGACATCAACCACTCGATGTTCGAGACCGCCGGCCGCGTCGCGATGGGCGGTCTCTGGCGGCTTTGGATGGAATCCGGTCAGGGCGCCGCTCCCGCGGTGTCGAACGAGGAGGGGGCCGCCGCAGCTATCGCCGGTCGGCTCGCCGAAATGGCGTCGACTAATCCAACCCTGCTCGCCCCGCTGACCGATGCGCAGGGCATCGACCTCGGTCTCGTGCTGTTACTGCTCAGCGCCGTCGCCTCGACGCAGGAAGAGGCAAGCGGATGGGCCGCGCAGGTAGCCCAGCGGTTCATTGCAACTTTCGTCAACCACGGCCGCTATCCGACTATCGACTGCAGCTACGCCAACCTGCTGAAGCACCCGGCGATGCGCACCGATGAGTACCGTCAGGAGGCGACGTCAGGCAGCATCCTACTGCCGCTCGTCGCGATGGTCGCTTGGGCGAATGGTGAGGACAACGTTCTCCGGGAGATTGGCGCCTTCCAGGCCGAGAGGATGACGCACTGCAACTTCCAGACCTGGGTTCCCAACAGCCGGACCGAGGACATGATCTGGCACGGGGAGCGCCGACAGGGCTCGGCGCTCGGCAGCCTCGTCGTCGGAGACGATGGCGCGGAGCTTATCAAGGCGCTCCGCAAAGAGGCGAGCGAGAACGTCGACTACCCTGCGCTTTCCGCGATCCGCCTCGAGCACTGGCCCGTCCTCCTGCTCGCCTGCCGGCACTACCGTCTACCCGTACCGCCGCAGCTCTGGCTGACGATCTTCGACGAGATGCGCCCGACAGCGGAACCAACCGCCGACCGAACTCAGGATCGGACAAATGATTGATCTGCTCGGCTGAACACATGGGATCGAGGGCTCGCTTCCACCGTCGCAACGCGACGATCAGGCAACATACCCCGCCGCTGGTGCACGCTACCCAGAATCGCGCCGTACCTCGTCGGCGACTTGAAACCACGGCGGCCGACGGATTTCGAAGCTGGCGTTGCCGATACCCATCTTCTTCATAACGCGAATCGCGCCGGTGACGATCGCCAGCGTGTTTCGATAGGTGGCGCGGCACTGGCGATGACCGCTCTGGTCGCCGACGCCATACCGCATCTCGGCGGTTTCGCGCCACGCCGGCATGTTCTTCAGGAGGACCCGTGCGAAGTCCGGATTGGGGTCGGCATCGTCATAGAGCCGGTAGAGATCATGAGTCTCGCGGAACGTGCCTGTCTGCTGCTGAAGGAGCGCCTTCAGAGCATGTTCGCAGGCAAGCTGCATTTCCCAATAAGCGTGCTGCACCGCCTGATCGCTCGACGACAGGAGGAGAGAAGCGGCATTCTCAAGCCGGGAGAGGATGCCGCCCTTAAGGCCGACCAGTTTGTCGTCGCCGTGCGAGACGGCCATCAGGCTCGTGCGAATATAGCGCAACCTATCGGACGTTTCGCTGGCCTCGGCCTCTGCGGCTATGCGGTCCTTTTCGTCGAGCATCGCCATGTTCGGCCCGCGATTCACCCATTCGATTGGCCGTTCGTCATCGCGGACGCCATCAGGCATACTGATCCACACCGTCTCGCCCGCATTGCCGGGGCGAGTCCTGGTGGTGGGTACATGGAGGGCGAAGGGCGTGTCGGCGATCTCGACAAGGCCAGTGATGTGCTTATCGGGCTTCTCATCGAAAGCCGCGCCGTAGCGGTCGCGATACCAGGCATCGACATGATGGAAAATCGTGGCGAACCAGCGTGTCGCGATGAAATCGCGGCTGTCGCCGGGCGCTCGCTCATCGCCATCGCCCTCCCGCACGGCGATCACGAACTCTTTGACATAATCGATCGCTGCTAGAAACGTCCTATGGCTGAGCGACACTTCGCGACGCGCGAGATAGCGATCGACATAGGGCAGCACCTCGCGAATCTGCGCGACGATTTCGTGCTCCCCGCCCTGCTGCACTTCACCGTCCACCATCCTGGTCTCCGTTGCGACGACGTCATCGTCTCAAATCGGTAGCGGACCGGTCGGGGTCAAGGGCGGAGCCAAGCGCGGTAATCGCGGAACCATGCTCTCACTGTGTGGCGTGCCAGATGGCCGCTTTCGGGGTTGATGGCGGAACCGTCGAATGACCGAAACGGGCGCAAAGCGGCCATGCCGTGCCCCTAGTATGAATGGCGCTTCTACTAACCTCGGCCATTCCCGAACCAGGCTGGACAGGCAACAAGCGTTAGATTTTAAACGCTTGTTGGTGGCGGCTACGAGGCGCGGCTCCGTGAAGGGGGAATCAGAATTTGGGCTCCTCTGCAGGGGGAGGTAATGTGCCTCCGCCATTTTTCCAAAGGACATTGGTGGACTGAATTCGAATGCGATCTGCCAGCATTGGTCGGTTGAAAGCAAACAGTTCGTCCAACGGGGCGTGGAGCCATGTATCCCAATCCGAAGCATCGAGAATTACCGGGGATCGGTCATGGATCGATGCCAGTTCCGGTGCATTTTCGGTCATGACGCCGGTGTAGCAGGTTCCCCATTCGTCGCTGTCGTGCCAGAGACCAGCCCATGCAAAAACCGGGCTGTCCTTGACGGACAGCCAAGTTGTCATCATCGCGCCGGCCGGGCCGACTGCCTCGGCATATGCCGCTGCGGGGATCAGACAGCGCTTTTCCGGGAACAGGGCCCATTGTTTCCAGAAGCCTTTCAGCTTGTCGAACCGCGCGTTGTTGACCGCCTTGGGCTTTAATGGCTGTCCCGCCTTGCCGCGCAGGTGGACGGGGAAACCCCATGTCATTTGTTCCAGCACGCGCTCGCCGTCGACCAGGCGCACAACCCAGCCCGGATCGCGAGGATGGACGATGGGCGGGCCCTCGTTGAATTCGCGCAACTGGCGCGTGCCGAACAGGTTCTTGATCAGCTGGCGGTCGCCCGGAGTGTATCGGTTGCACATGCAGGGAAGCTGCTGCGTTCCGCAGTCGAATTCAAGGTCAGGCGCATAGCGCCGCGCCAAGCGTCCCATTCTGATCGGATCGATCGGTTCCACGCCCATGTTATAGGCCCACGCTATCACCGAAGAAGTCATGGTGCTGGCCTGAATATAGGTCGCGCCGCTGTCGAATTGGTGAAAGGTGGACTGAAAGGCGAGGTTTTCCCAAAATTGGGCGGCCTGCCACCGCTCTGCGAAGCCGCGCTGCACCAGCAATTCCAGTGCAAGGCGATGCCCCCATGTCCGCTCGACGTCGCCGCAGTGCGCCCGTGCTGCAGCATCTTCAAGGACTTGGAGGGCAAGGCGCGAGAGGCGGTCGATTCGCATGGCGATGAAATAGAACATAACACGAACAAGCGGCAAGGTCAGTCGCGGCCGCCGCCCCATGGTGGTCGAGTGGCCCGCCCCCGCGCGCGGTCACCCCCTATCTCTCGGTGAAATATTATTGCGTATCCCCGCAACGGATCGGCCTCGCCCTGACCCCACGCGCGGCACTGGCCCCCACGCCCCGCCTCCACGCTCTTTGGGCGGTTATTTCGCATGCGGGATCGCCGTTGCGCACCCCGGAAGGGCGCGGTTTTGGCTGATAGTTGGCCGTGGAGGGCGCTTTGCGCGTCGTTTTGCGCCTTTTTGCACGCGCTTTCCGGTTACGTGCGGTTTGGAACTGGCACGAGCTTTGCTCTTGCCCCCCTGGACACACCGGGGCGGCGCAGCCGCCCCCGCGCGCCTTCTCCGTTGGCGCTCCGCTGAAGGCGGGAATTATGTTCTAGGCATGGGGGCAATACAAACTTGACGCCTAAGGGCGCCCCAAGCGCCCTTAGTCCTTTCTATCTGGTTCTGTAGGTGGGGAATGAAGCGGCATTTCCAAACTTTCAGAGGCAAATGAAAGGATGCCGAGGCGGGCGTTGTAGGAGGCCTGCGCGGCGGCGTCTCCGGGGTGCCGGATCGCAGCCCACTGGTCGGTGGGAATGTCGCCCATGAGCGCCATTTCCTCGCGCACGAAGGCGGCTTCATCGACCTTCTCGGCGCGCTCTTTCCCGCGCCGCAGGAAGTCGGCCGCGCCGGTCAGGGTCTTGCCCAGGCGGTCTGCCAAGCGCTGCACGCGGTTGGGCACCTTACCCGATCCTACGCGGTCGGGGTGCGCTGCGAGCGTTACTCCGCGCCGCTTGAGGATTTGCCGCATGAGCATTTGCACCGGGCTAGGCAGGCGCGTGATTTCGAAGAAGTAGGCGTTGGGCGCGGCCTTCGTCGGCTGCTTTTTGTTGTCGGTGGGTTCGCACCTCCGCACCCAATCGATCAGGCCGAGATCCCGCAGAATGTTGAGATGGCGATACACCGTGTCGCGACCGCACTCAGCAGCCTGAGCGATCATCTCATAGGTAGCGATGCATTCGCCCGTCTTGAAGTCGGTGAAGCCCAGCACCGCGTCCAGCGTGGTCAGAACGTTCCATTTCAGTGGGCGCTGCTTTGTCGGCGCTTGGCCGGTAACCTCGCCTGCATTCGCGCGGGCTGCCCGCTCGGCCGCGAAGGCGATTCGGGCATCTTCGTTGGCCTTTTTGAACCACTTCTTTGCGACTTCAATGATGGTCGAGAGGACGATCTTGCCTTGGCGGGCGCTGCCGTCGCCAAGGATGCGGCCGACCTGAGCGCGCGAATCGCTGACGTCGAAGGTCCGGCGCCAGAAGCTGACACGCGCTTCGGAAGATGGGATGCTGGCAGCACCTGCCAGCAGATTGCCAAAGGAGACCGCGTTCATCGCGCGGCCTCCGCTTGGCTGATCAGCCTACCAGCGTTGCTCGATCCTTGGATCGCCATGGCCGGTGTGCCGGCAACAGCAAGTGTGGCTCGGCCGCGCCCTGCATCAGCAAGTCGGCCCAGATTTGCGCCAGCTTCCGCCGCCGGGGCAGATACATGGCGCGATTGTAGATGGGCTCGACGCCCTGTTGCGCGTGCGCGAGCATCAGATCGATGATCGCGCGGTCGCGTTCCTGATCCTCCATCGCGGCGCGTTCGTTCATGATGGTCGAGAAGGTCGAGCGCCACCCGTGCGGCACGTGTACCCCACGATACCCCGCGAGCCGGTACACCTTGCTCAAGGTGCTGTCGCTGATCGGCTTGGTCCACGCACCGGGGCCGGGGAAGAGCCAGCTTGGCCCGTCCCTCGACTGACAGGCCAAGCTTTCCGAGATCGCGGCCTTTGCGACGTCCGCCGCCTGCCTCGACAGCGGAATGACGAATTCCCACGTGATATCGCGCTTCTGCGACCGCGTGAGCTTCATTTTCTCGGCCGGAATGCGCCAGATCGGGTTCGCACCGTCCAGCCCCTCGAATTCCTGCCGCTCGGCCAAGCGAACGACGCCCGGCCGCGCTGCGGTCAGCGCCAGCAGGCGGGAGGCCAGCACAGTTGACCAGTGCGACCCCGGCAAGTCCTCCACGTCCTTCAGCAGCTTCCGCGCGAATTCGACCTTGAGCGCGGCGGGCCGCAATTTCGGGTCCGTGGGCAGAAGTGCTTTCTGGATGATCGCGGCCGGATCGTTCTCTGCCAGGCCCGAGGCAATCGCCCAGACGAAGACTTCCGAGACGTGGTTGCGCACCCGGTGCGCGACGTCGTGCGAGCCGCGCTTCTCGATCCGGCGAATCATTTCCAGAACGACCGGAGGCGTGATGCCGCGAATCGGCAATTTCCCGATCACGGGAAAAACATGCAACTCCAACCGACCGAGGATCGCAGCCGCATAGCGATCGTTCAGCGTCTTGGCCTTCGCTTCGTGCCAGGCACGGGCGATTCGCTCGAAATTGTCGAAGGCGTCGGCCAGCGCTTGTATCTTGCGTGCTTGCTTCTCGGCCGAGGGGTCGATCCCATCGCGAAGCTGTGCCTGCGCCTTGTCGCGGGCGATCCGCGCGGCGCTGAGCGTCACGTCCGGGTACGCCCCAATCGAGAGCGTTTTCTCCTTCCCAGCGAAGCGATATTTGAGCCGCCAGAGCTTGGAGCCCGACTTGCGCACGAGCAAATACAGCCCTCTGTCGTCGGTCAGCTTGCGGTCTTTTTCGCCCGGAATCGCCTTCCGGCAGGCAGTGTCGGTTAGCAA